ATGACTGCCGCTCAGGATCTATATGGTGACCAATGGGGAGGGATGGTTGCTAGCGTGCCGGCCTTTGCCGCTGAAATGCCCGATCACGCGCTGGCTGATTATCTAAGTCCTATTACGGTTCCTCTGCCTCTGCCGACCGGACTTTCCGCCGCGATGGCTTGGGATGACGAGCTGCTGCCGAAGGAGCTTAGGTACTTCGTGAGAGACGTTGCCGACCGCACTCAGTGCCCGCCTGATTTTGTGGCGGTGGCGCTGGTGGTTGGAATCAGCGCCGTGGTAGGCCGCAAGTTCAGCATCCACCCGAAGCAGCACGACGACTGGGAAGTCGTGCCGAATCAATGGGGCTGCATTATTGGCAGACCGTCCGCGATGAAGTCGCCAGCGATGAAGCAGGCACTTCGCCCACTTGCGGCGCTGGAGGCGAAAGAGCGGGAGAAGCATAAGGAGGCGATGACCGAGCACAAGGCGGCTGGCGAGATGCTGGAACTTGAGCGCAAGTCTGCCAAGGACAAAGCCAAGAAGCTGATGACCAATGGCGATAAGGCCGGCGCGCTGGCGGAGCTGACAAGGTACGCGGATGACTTGCCATCGCCTGTGCCGCGCCGCTACATCGTCAACGACGCAACGGTCGAAAAGCTGGGCGAGCTGCTGAACGAAAACCCCAACGGCTTGCTGCTAGTACGCGACGAGCTGGGCGGCTGGCTTGCCACCATGCAGACAGAGGACGGCGCGGTCGGACGCGCTTTCTACCTGGAGTGTTTCGACGGCAGCGGGAATTTCGTCTATGACCGGATTGGGCGCGGGACGGTATTCATCGAATCGTGCTGTCTCTCGCTCATTGGTGGCATTCAGCCGTCGCGTATAGCGCCGCTGGTACGCGGAGCGGTCACTGGTGCGTTGGATGACGGCCTTGTGCAGCGCCTGCAATTGGCTGTCTGGCCTGATGACGACAAAGAGTGGTCTTTCGTAGATCGCTGGCCGAACCAGGCCGCTAGGGAGCGTGTCGAGGGTGTGATTCATCGCCTGGACCAAATGCCAGACGACCCTCGTCACGCGCTTCATTTTGTGCCGGAAGCGCAGGAGCTGTTCAACGCTTGGTATACGGAGCACATGCTCGAAATCAAGCGCGACGAGATTCATCCGGCGTTGCAGTCGCACTTTATGAAGATGCCGCAAACCATCGCCGGACTCGCTTTGCTGTTCGGCCTAATCGACGGTGGAATCGAAGCTGTAGGACTTCACGCGACCGCTAGGGCGCTGGATTGGGCCGACTATCTCAAGTCCCATGCGTGCCGTTTGTATGGCGCCGCGATCAACGCCCCGCTTATGGCCGCAAAGCTGATCCAGGAGCGCAAGGACAAGCTACCCGAGCCGTTCACTCCGCGCGACGTGATGCGCAAAGGATGGGCCGGTCTGGAGACGCTGGATGCGGTAAATGATGCTGTCTCGATCTTAGCCGAGCACCACATCGTCATCGGTTATGAAGTTGCTAGCGAGAAGGGCGGTCGGCCATCGAGGCGGTACGTTTGGCGGAGGGCTGCATGATGGGACGCTGGATGCAGCAAATCCAAAAAGGGGCCGATGCCGTACCGACAAAACCGACACAACATAGTTTTGTCAGTTCTGTCGGTAGCCCATCCGGCGATTTTGAGAAAAAGCAGGCTGCGAACGACCCGCTAACGCCGCAGCAAGTTGGCTGGCTGGCGTCCGTTGCGTCTCTGCTGGAAGTGGCAACTCACCATCTAGTTGAAGGCGGGTTTATCGACCGACATGACTTGGACGAGCAGCTTGATGCCGAACCCTCGGAAGTGGCGCGCCTGATCCGCTCTGATCCCCGCTGGTACTAACTCACCAAAGCGGCTGTTAGGGACCAGGGGAGGGACCGCAGCCGCAGCTCAAGGAGTAACACTATGACCGCAGCAGTAACCGAGGCCGTATTGGCCCACCTGACCGATGAGCAGCAGAAAGCCATTCACGATCTTTTGGAGGCGGAGCGCCACCACACGATTCATTACTGGACCGTGCTTAATGAACTGCGCGCACAAGGCCAGCTGACCGAGTGGTATAGGGAGAAGGGCGCAGGTAGTCATGCACAGATGGAAGCGTTCAGGGCCGACCGAACGAAGGTCAATCAAGCTCTGTTCGGCTGCGACAGCCTCAACGAGTGGGAGAACTTCGACGAGGAAGCATTGCGCGAAGTCCTGTAAAGCAAGCCAGGCACCAGCCCCGCCACCGCGCGGGGTTTTTTATGCTCGCTACAACGTGGCGAACGTACCTGTCAACGATTAGTTGCACTGAATACTGTATATGCGTACAGTATGCGTGCATGTCATCTAACTTTACAGGTACGACAATGAAGATTTCCGCCCTACGCGAGCAGCGCTCCGCCAAGGTCGCCGCCATGAAAACCCTGGTAGATGCCGCAGCCGCTGAAGGCCGCGATCTGTCTGCCGACGAAACCAAGCAGTTCGACACCCTCAAGACCGAAGAGCGCGCCCTGTCCGCTCAGGTTGAGCGTGCCGAATACCTGGGCGAAGTAGAACGCCGCGCCGCTGGCACTCCGGTATCTGGCGCACCCTCTGCCGACTTCGACCGCCTGGCCGACTCCGTGAGCGTCACCCGCGTGATTCGCGCTCAGATGGAAGGCCGCAACCTGGACGGCGCCGAGGCCGAATATGCCCGCGAAGCTGAACGCCGCAGCGGTCGCAAAGCCGAGGGCGCCTTCGTACCCTTCGCCAGTCTCGAGAAGCGCGCCAACACCACCGCGACCGCGCCTGAACTGGTCGGCACCGACCATCGCGCTCAGGACTACATTGGCCCGCTGCGTGAGGCTCTGCTGGCTCGCCAGATGGGCGTGCGCGTGATGACCGGCCTGCGTGGCAACGTCGCGATTCCGAAGTTCGGCAGCGGCCTCGAAACCGGCTGGGTTACTGAAGGCCAGGCCGTGCCGGAAGCCGATATGACCTTCGATCAAGTCACGCTGACCCCGAAGCACGTCGGCGGCAAAACCGAGATGAGTCGCCAGCTCATTCAGCAGAGCGCCCCGTCCATCGAGCAACTGGTGCGCGAGGATCTGAGCTTCTTGATCGCCAAGCAGATCGACGCCGCCATCATCAACGGTTCCGGTCTGGCTGGGCAGCCGCTGGGCATCCTGAACACCGTTGGCATTCAAGCTGCCGGCGACGTTCCGACGACCTGGGCCGGCGTTCTGGCGATGCTGGAAATGCTCGACGACGTGGATATCAGCAACGGTCGCTGGCTGACCACTGCCGCCATCCGTACCGCCCTGGCTGCTGCTGAGAAGGTCGCCGGTTCTGGTTCGGGCTTCTTGTATGACGGCGGAGCAATGGCTGGCCTGGCCCTGGCAGCGAGCAAGAACGTGCCGGCTGGGAAACTGATCCTCGGTGACTTCTCGCAAGTCATGCTTGGCGTCTGGAGCGAGGTGGACATTCTGGTGAACCCCTACGCTGAGCCGGCCTACAGCCGTGGCGGCATTCAGGTTCGCGCTATGGCCACCGTCGATACCGCCGTGCGCCACCCGCAAGGCTTCGTCGTAGCGACCGAGGTAGCGTAATGGAACGGCGCGCAAGCAATGGGCTGAAGCCAGACGGACGCAAGCTGACCGGCTATGCCGCTCGGTTCAACTCTGAGACGGACCTGGGCGAGTTTGTGGAAGTCATCCGCCCCGGTGCCTTCACCCGGACGCTTGCCGCCGCTTCTGCTGGAAACATCCGGGCGATCTATGAGCATGACGGCAAGTCGCTCCTGGGTCGCCTGGGTGCCGGCACTCTGCGACTAACAGAAGATTCCGAAGGTCTGGCATTCGAGCTGGACCTTCCCGACACCAACTTGGGCCGCGATCTGGCCGAACTGGTGAAACGTGGCGACGTGGCCGGCTGTTCGTTCGGGTTTCTACCTGTCCGCGACACCTGGGCCGAAGGCGCGAAGCCTGTTCGTGAATTGCGCGATGTTGATCTGTTCGAGATAACAATCACCGCAAATCCGGCCTATGACGCAACCAGCGTCCAAGTTCGTTCTAAATTACCGCGCTCGGTTCGCCTGGCCCGTCTGTATCTGGAGGCCATCGCATGAGCCTGATTCAACGCCTGTTCAAACGATCCAGCCCCGAGCCGACGACCCCGGCCTATGACACCTATTACGACCGCCTGACGGGCTTTCCTGGCGTGGCTGGCGTAGACGTGAACACCACGACCGCCGAAGGTATCAGCGCCGTGTATGCCTGCGTGGCGGCTATCTCTGAGACGGTGGGCAGCCTGCCGCTCGACGTGTACCGCAACACCGACAACGGACGCGAGAAGGCGAAAACCCATCCGCTCTATCGTCTGCTGCACGATGCCCCGAACAACTACCAGACCGCCCTGGAGTTCCGCGAGCAGATGCAGCGTCATGTTCTGCTGCGTGGTAACGCCTATGCGGAGATCGTGTGGAACCCGGACGGTTCGGTGAAAGCCCTGCTGCCGCTGCACCCGGATAGCGTGACCGTGCTGCGTTCGAGCCTGGGCAATCTGGTCTATGACCATGTGGACGGAAAGGGCAACCAGCGCCGCCTGCTGGCCGATGAAGTCCTGCACCTGCGTTACCACTCGGACGATGGGATTCTCGGACGCTCACCGATTCAGGTAGCCCGCGACACTATCGGCCTTGCCCTGGCAGAGCGTACCCACGGCGCCAAGATGTTCGAGCAAGGCACCAAGCTATCGGGCGTCATCGAGACACCACCCGGCACCACGAAAGAGCAGGCAGGGCAGATCCGCGAGAGCTGGTCCGCTGGTCAAGCCGGTATCGCCAACCACGGCAAGACCGCCGTGCTGCCGCAAGGCGCGACGTTCAAGACCGTGAGCATGACGCTTGAGGATGCCGAGTGGATCGAAGCCCGGCGCCTGTCCATCGTCGAGACAGCCCGTCTGTTCCGTGTCCCGCCTGTGATGATTGGCGATATGGAGGCGGCGAACTATTCCAACGTGGTCGAGCTGGCCCGCTTCTTCGTGACCAACACGCTGCGCCGCCATCTGGTCATGTGGGAACAGGCGATCAACCGCGCTTGCATTACCAACCCGGCGTTCTTCGTGGAGCACAACGTGGAAGGTCTGCTGCGTGGCGACAGCCTGGCCCGCGCCAACTTCTATCAGCGTGGCATCGAGGACGGATGGATGCTCCGTTCTGAGGTGCGCCGCATTGAGAACCTGCCAGCCATCGAGGGTATCGACGATGCGCAAACTGAAGATGCAACGCCTGCCACTGGAAGACCGAATGCACAACCCGATGCTGCCGATCAGGATGCACAAGCCAAAGGGGCAGCGGCATGAAGAAGAAGCGCACGCTGAGCCTGAACAGCAGCGCGTGGAAGACCCTGCGCGCCGAGGTGCTGGCAAGTGAGCCGCTGTGCCGTATGTGTGCCGCCCGTGGTCTGGTAGTGCCTGCCACTGACGTGGACCACATCGAGGACAGCCGCGAGGACTACACCGACGACAACAGCCGGGAGAACTTGCAGCCGCTCTGCCATGAATGCCACTCGCTCAAGACAGCCGCGAGCATGAATAAAACCGTGTTCCTGGGCTGCGACGTGAACGGCCTGCCACTCGACCCGGCGCATCCGTGGAACAAGGCGGAAAAATCACCAGCAACCGAGGGAACGAAGACCGCCCTCTCCCTGCCTGTTTATTGCTAACCGCCATGAAAACCACCCCACGCCGCCCCCGCTCAGACAGCGCCAGAGCCGCCGTAGCAGCCGCTCAGGCCGTTGCGCTTGGCCCTATAGCGCCGCCTGCGTTTGTGCGCGTGAGCAAGGCTGCCAGGCCGTTCTGGGATGCCATCGTGACCGCTCGCCCGCGTGATACCTGGACCGATGCTGACCTGATCCTGGCCGCGAGCCTTGCCCGCGCCTATGCCGACATCGAGGCGCTGCAAGAGGCCATCGACCATGACGGCCTGATCCTGGACGGCAAGCCGAACCCGGCGTGCGATCTGCTGGACAAGATGAGCCGCCGCGCCCTGGCAACTGGCCGACAGCTCAAGGTGGACACCATCGCCACCGTGGGCAAAGCCGAAGATCTGCCGAAAAGCGCCGCCCTGGAGCGAGACGCCCGCGCTCAGCTCGACGATGACCTGATCCCTACCTTGGCGACGATGCAATGAGCCGCGCCGACAAGATCATCCAGTTTTGCGAAAAGTACCTGGTAGTGCCGGAAGGCGCCGACGTGGGCAAGCCGCTGGTACTGGCTGAGTTTCAAAAGCAGTTCATCCGCGACGTATACGACAACCCGAACGGCACCCGGCGCGCCATTCTCTCGATAGCGAGGAAGTGCGGAAAATCCGGGCTTATCGCTGGCCTGATCCTGGCGCATCTGGTCGGGCCGGAAGCCAAGCAGAACAGCCAGCTAGTGTCGGGAGCTATGAGTCGTGACCAGGCTGCGCTGGTATTCAACCTGGCATCGAAGATGGTTCAACAGTCGCCGGCCTTATCGAAGATCGTCCGCATCGTGCCGAGCGGCAAGCGCCTGCTAGGTCTGCCGCTGAATACTGAGTTTCGCGCCTTGGCGGCTGACGGCAGAACGGCACATGGCCTTTCCCCGGTGCTCGCCATTCTCGACGAGATAGGCCAGATCCGCGGACCGCAATCGGACTTCGTGGATGCCATCACGACCAGCCAGGGCGCACACGCTGACCCGCTGCTGATCGCTATCAGTACCCAAGCCGCGAACGATGCCGATCTGCTGAGCCAGTGGATCGACGACGCCAAGCAGTCGAAAGACCCGCGCATCGTCTGCCACCTGTACGCCGCGCCGAAGGGCTGCGACCTGCTAGACGAGGATGCCTGGAAAGCAGCCAACCCGGCGCTGGGCCTGTTCCGCTCCGAAGACGACCTGCGCGAGCAGATGCAGCAAGCGGCGCGGATGCCGTCTATGTCCAACACCGCCCGGAACCTGCTGCTGAATCAGCGCGTGAGCCTGGACAGCCCGTTCATATCGCCTGACGTGTGGATGGCCTGCGATGCCGAGCCAGAACCCTTCGACGGGCCTGTGTATGCCGGCCTGGACCTGTCCGCTCGCACTGACCTGACGGCGCTTGTGCTGATCGGCAAAACCGCAGGCGTCTGGCAGGTTCGCCCGTACTTCTGGACGCCCGAGCAGGGCATCTTCGACCGCGCCAAGAAGGACCGCGCCCCGTATGACCAGTGGGCCGCCGAAGGTTATCTGCGCACGACACCCGGCGCGACGGTGGACTATGAAGCCGTGGCCGCCGATATGGCTGAGATCCTGTCCGACGTGGACATTCAGGCCGTGGCGTTCGACCGCTGGCGTATCGACATTTTCAAGAAAGAACTCGACCGCCTGGGCCTCGATCTGCCGCTAGTGCCGCACGGTCAAGGCTTCAAGGATATGGCCCCGGCACTCGACGCCCTGGAAGCCGAGCTGCTGAACGGACGTGTCGCCCACGGCAACCACCCGGTGCTGACGATGTGCGCCGCCAATGCCGTAGCGGTGAAAGACCCAGCCGGCAGCCGCAAGCTCGACAAATCACGCCGCACGGGCCGAATCGACGGCCTGCAAGCCCTGGCGATGGCAATGGGCGCCGCCCAAGCCGCAGCCGCCCCCTTTGAAATTGATACCGAGGTGTTCTTCGTATGATTACCGTGGCCGAAGCCAAGCAACACCTGCGCGTGATGCACGCAATGGAAGATCCGCTGATCCAGCTCTATCTGGACGCTGCCACCCGGCACGTTGAGAAGTACCTGGGGGACGATCTGCCCGACCCCATGCCCGAGGCCATCCAATGCGCCATTCTGCTGCTGACCGGGGATCTGTACGTCAACCGGGAGCGCCAGTCCGACCGCCCGATTCACGAGAACACGGCTTACCAGCTCCTGCTGGCCCCGTATAAATCGATGGCGGTGCTGTGATGAATACCGGACGCCGCCGCCATCCGGTCGAGGTGCAGGCCTATACCTCGACGCAAGATCCAGTTACCGGGGAAATGATTCAGGGCTGGGCAACCATCGGCACCGAGTGGGCGAGCATCGAAGGTATCAACGGGCGCGAGTTCCTGGCCGCTGACGCTCAGCAATCGGCCACCACGATGCGCGTGACGATCGGCTACCGCGACGACCTGACCACGGCGCACCGCCTGGCCTACCACGGCAAGAAGTACAACCTGAAAGCCATCCTGCCCAACAACACACGCACCGAGCTGGTTTGTATGTGCGAGGTCGGCTTGATCTAGTTTTTCGCCGCTGCCTGGGCGGTCCTACGGGAGAGCCAGGACGGGGTATAGTCGGACAGTCACCCGTCATGAAAGAACGCCGACAAGCTGTGCGGTCCGCCCTCCTTATGCAGAAACACGGGGCCGGTGACAGTCAACACCCCGCCCGCGTTTGGGCAATAGACCGGCCAGAGTGAGTCTGGACCGGGCCTGACCAGAGAGAGTCTGGATCGGGGGAACGCCCGTCATGCTTCGCGCTGGCGGGCGTTTTCTTTTGCAGCAGCCGCTCAGCGAAAGGGGAGCGGAACGGGGAGCAGTATACCCATAAACGAAAAAGGCCAGCTCGGGAGCTGACCTAAGTCGTTGTTTTCATTGGTGGGCCCACACGGACTCGAACCGTGGACCAAAGGATTATGAGTCCTCTGCTCTAACCAACTGAGCTATAGGCCCCCAGAAGGCCGGCGGATTATACCGGCGGTATGGCGACTGCGCCAATCGAAGCTAGCTGCTCCGAGGCATACGGCAGAAAAAGAACCCCCGGCATGCCGGGGGTTCTGGTC